AACCGGAACCGCGGCGTCGTGTTCACCAGGCTGCCGCTCGACGAGAACGGGAGGCTCAGACCGTGATCCGTTGCGAACAGATCGTCGTCACGACCGACGCGGCAGGGGCCGGCACCGCGCTCAGCGAACGCCCGCTGTCCGGCGTGATCCGCGAGATCCGCATGGCGAACAGCGGAACCCAAATGACATCGTCGACCGCGGACTTCACGTTCACGCGACGGGCCGACGGCGGCACCGTGCTCGTGCTGACGAACCAGGCGGCACCGTTCACGATCGCGCCATCCCAGCCGTACCATTCGCTCGCCGGCGCGCTGGCGGGCACCGCCACGGTGCCCGGCATCCCGATCGACGATCATTTGCGCGTGGTTGTCGCGCAGGCCGCCGCGTCCAAGTCCGGCACCATCTTCGTCCACATCGCCGAGTAGACGGCGCCGACCTGTCGGGCGCCCATCTGCGCGAATGCCATCAGTTGAAGGGATCGCTGTCCCGAGAGGAGTGTGAGTTGTCATGGCCACAGGTATTGCTTCCGGGATCGCGAACGCGATCCTTGACGCGTTGTGCAGGAGCGTCGCGTGGACGGAGCCGGCGGCGTTCTACGTGAAGTTGCATACCGGGGATCCGGGCGCGTCGGGCGCGTCGAACGCCGCCACGGAAACGACCCGTCAGGAGGCGACGTTCTCGGCCGCGTCCGGTGGCGCGATCACCAACAGCGCTGACGTGTCGTGGACTAACGTGTCTACGACGGAGACGTACAGCCATGTGTCGTTCTGGTCGGCGTCGTCGGCCGGCACGTTCTTGGGGTCGGACGCGTTGGACGCGTCGAAGGCGGTTACGGCTGGTGAGGACTTCAAGATCGCCGCGGGCGACTTGGACATCTCGCTCGGAACGGTGGCGTCGTAAGTGCAGCTTTCGAGCGTCGACGCGTTCCAGAACACGGTTGAGGTAGAGAACCTCAAGTACCACGGGTTCGGCACCGGTGGCATCGCGGAGGCGGCCTCGCAGACCGCGTTGGTCACGGAGTTGACGACCCAGTACGCGACCGACAACACCCGGCCGGCCGGTCGCATACCGAAGGGGCGGCGAACGTCTATCGCACCGTGGGCACGCTCGACCCGGACGGGGACGTCGCGATCACCGAGCACGGCATCTTCAGCCAGGCGGCGACGGGCGGCGGCACGATGCTCGACCGGTCGCTCTTCTCGGTCGTCAACCTGACCGGCTCCACCGGGGACGGGTTGCAGGCGGCCTACGACTTCACGATCACCTCGGGAGGCTGATCCGATGATGCGACGTCTTCTCGTGGCCGCGCTCCTGGCGGCCCTTCTCGTCATGGTCGCGAGCGCCGCGGCGGCCGGCTCGTTCGAGGTACGGCTCCTATCGCAGGACGCCACGACGATCACGCTCGGCTGGGACCCGCAGGCCGGCGCGGACGGCTACCGCTTCTACCGGGAGGGGATGGCGGTGTCCCGCACATTCGATCCCGCCCGTGTCTCGGTTCGATTCGGGAAAGGGTCGGATTCGTACTGGGTGAGCGTGCTCCATGTCTCGGAGGGCGAATCAGGGACGTATCCCCCTCCGCCGCCTCCCCCGCCGGCTGGGAATATGCTCGAGCTGTCGGGCGTCATGAGCGCGCAATCGTTCGTGGCGAGCTTGAATGCTGCGCCACCGGGGCCTCTAACAGTTCGTCCCGTTGCGGGGCAATCGTCATTCACTGTTACCGGATCGGTCGTGCTACCACGTCCGGTGACGATCCAACATGCGGTCATTCAGGACTCGATCGAGTTTCCGGAGGCCGCGTCGGGATCGGTGTTCGAGGATGGGCACATCTGGGAGTTCTACATCTACGGCGGCGACGATGTGACCATCCAACGGTCGGTGATGGATGGCCGAAACACGTCGTGCAACGACAATCGGATCTACGCATCCCCCGCAGGCCATACGCCAGACAGGTGGCGGCTGCTCGGCAACACGTTCCGCAACTATTACTGCGGCCCGAACCCCTCGATCCATACCGAGGCGCTCTACATCGGCTACTCGAACGACGGGCTCATCTCAGCCAACACGTTCGAGGATAACGGGACGACCGCCCACATCTTCTTCACCTATTGGGCTGTCGGACAAGACCCGGCGACAACATGGCCGCGGAACATCTGCGTAACTGGCAACACGTTCGGTCATGTGCTCAACCAGTACTACGCGATCCAGGGACGTGACGAGATCGGCGCGTCAGCCAACATCATGATCGACCCAAACAACGTGTTCAATGATCCGCAATCGTCCCCCAACGGAAACCAGAAGCGGCTGACCGACTTCTCGGCAGCCTTCAAGCACACAGCCTGCTGAAAGCATGACGCGATGGCGTTTCCCAACACACCGATCCTGGACGACTTCAACCGTTCTGATACCCCATTCCTGGGCGCAAACTGGAACGAGGTCGGCACAGCGTTCTCGGTCTCGGGCAACAAGATTTCCGGGGCGGGATTCGCCTACTGGCAGCCTTCCGGCACGCCGCTGCTGCTGGCGGACGGCGAGATCTACGCCACCATCTCAGGCAGCAACCTGCACTACCTAGAGTTCCGGCAGGCTCTCGCTTCCAACCGTGCCTCAGGCCCGCCAACCACGACCGGCAACTGGTCAGGCTATTTCGTCGAGTTTTCCATCACTGGGGACACGGTCAAGCTGTACAAGTACAACGGCTCGACCGTCACGCAGATCGGATCGACCATCTCCACGGCCGTCGCGTCAGGAGACCAGATCGGCGCGAGCTTCAACGGTTCCACCATCAAGCTGTACATCAACGGTACGCAGATCGGCTCGGATTTCACCGATTCCACATACCTCGACGAAGGGGTACTTACTCTAGAAGGCGGCAGCGGTGCCATCTTCGACGACTTCGGCGGCGGTGCCGTGTCGGGTGCCGTTTTTGGCGCATCTTCCTCCGCCTACGCATTCACGTTCGGCGCGGCCGGCACGAGGACATTCAAGGGGCTGGTGTCCCTGCCCCTCACACTCTCGTTCGGCACTGTGGCAACACGCGTCTGGCGTGGCGTCGTGTCGCAAGCATTGTCGGTCACTATCGCAACGAAGGGGACACGTTCGCGGGCCGCAGTCGCCGCGCAAACACTCGCTATCTCGATCACGACCATCGGGAGGCGCGGCCGGAAAGCAGCCGCCCAACTGCCGCTCACGGCCACGATCACAACCGCCGGCCGCCGTGTCTGGCGTGGCGCCGCACAGCTACCGCTCACGGCCACGATCGCCACCGCAGGGAAACGCGGCCTCAAAGGCGCCGCCACCCTGCCGCTCGCCCTCACCATCGCCACCCGCTACGCGACCAGCGCCATCCAAGCCGCCGCGTCGCTCGCCCTCAACATCGCGATCAGCTCGGCAGGGAAACGCGGCCGGCACGGAACGACCGGCACCCAGTATCAGGCCACATTCGGCACCATCGGAACGCGCGTCTGGGTCGGCACCATAACAATGCCGATCATCGCGAACGTCGCGACATCGGGCAGACGAGGACGCCGGGCAACGATCGACCTTCCGATCGCAACGCTCATCGGTACCACCGCAACCCGCAGCCGGACAGGCACCATGTCGCTCGACCTGGTTCTCGCGATCGAGACGATGTGGACGTCCGGCGAATGCACTTTCACCTACGACGTCGACGACGGCGCCACCTACGCGCCCGATACCGCGTTCACATACGCGCAGGCCGACGACTACACCTATGAGCCCTGCGCCGCCGACTAGAAAGGAGCCAGATTGAGCGTCGACACCGACCTCGAGAAGCTCCGCCTCCGCATCGGAGACACCAACGTCACCGACAGCGGCGCCTACGCGATCTTCAAAGACTCGGAGCTCAACTACATCATCGCCTCCGAGCCGACGCTCGAGGCGCAAGCGTTGCTGGCGTTCCGGATGGCCGCCGCCAAGTTCGCGCGCGCATACGACTTCGAAACGGACGGCCAACGGTTCTGGCGCAACCAGCAGGTCAAAGCGTTCCTCGCGCTCGCCGACGATCTCGCCGCGAAGGGCGTCACCACCAGCACCGACCCCGCCGGCGTCACCACCATCGACGTGACCAAGGTCGACGGGTACTCGCAGGACGTTCCGAACAGCGACGTCACCGTCACGTCCCGCCGGTTGCGGTACGACCAGGACTTCGACGTCGTCCCCTAACCCCGTTCAGCGGCTTCCGGAGAAGCCCGGGCCGTCATAACGGCCGCCGAGGAGGTGATGCCCGTGCGCGCGATGATTCATTCCAACGCGCCGTGGTAGGGCACCTACGGGCTACGGGACCCAGACACGGCAGCTCGCCGCGCACCTCCAAGCCGACGGCCACCAGGTCGCCGTCTCCTGCTTCTACGGCCTCGCCGGCACCACCCTCTCCTGGGAAGATCTCACCCTCTATCCAGCCGGGTTCGACGCGTATGGCAACGACGTGCTCCCCCTGCACGCCGGCAACTTCATGGACGGCGATCCCCGCGCCGGCCTCGTCATCACCCTCGTCGACGCATGGGTGCTGAACCCCGACGTGCTCCGCCAAACGAACACTGCGTGCTGGGTGCCGGTCGACCACGAACCGTGCCCGCCGCGGGTGCTCGAGGTGCTCGCCCAGTCGGGCTGCTGGCCGATCGCCATGAGCAGGTTCGGCGAACGGATGCTGCGCGACGCTGGCCTCGAGCCGTTCTACGCGCCGCACGGCATCGACACCGAGGTCTTCAAGCCGTTGGACCGCGACCGGATCCGCGCCGAAATGAACCTGGACGGCCGGTTCGTCGTGGGGATGGTGGCGGCGAACAAGGGGTACCCGTCCCGGAAATGCTGGTCGCAAGCGATCGAGGCGTTCGCCGACTTCGCCCACGCACATGACGACGCGGTGCTGTACCTGCACACGGAGCCGAACGGCACCATTGGCCACCCCATCTCCGCGCAACTGTCGGCCGCGGGCATCGATCCCGACCGTATTCGCGTCACCGACCCCTATGTGCAGATCGTCGGCGGCCCCGCCGACCACGTAGCCCGGCTGCACAACGCGTTCGACGTGCTCCTGAACCCCGCGATGGGGGAAGGGTTCGGCATCCCCATCGTCGAAGCGCAAGCCTGCGGAACCCCGGTCATCGTGACTGACTGCACCGCGATGTCGGAGCTGTGCGGCGCCGGCTGGAAACTGCAGGGCGACAGGCAGTTCACCGACCAGCGGGCCTATATGAGCATCCCGCCTGCGGTGTCGATCGTCGCCGCGTTGGAGGACGCCCACGCGCGCGCCCACACGCTACGCGACCCGGCACGCGAGTTCGCGCTCCGCTACGACGCCGACCGGGTGTATGCGGAGTATTGGAGGCCGATCCTCGCCGAGCTCGGGCAGCGGATCGCGCCGCTGCCGCTGCCGGACCCGACCGAGCCGGTCGAACTGGTTGCGGCGTGACGCTCGCGAAGGACGAGGCACTCGGGCGGATCGAGGAGGCGATCTCTGCGGAGCAGCTCGCCGAGCAGCCCGGCGTCCTCATCTCGTATCTCCTGCTGACCGAGTGGGCGACCGCTGACGGCGAGGTGTATCTCGTCGAGTCCCGACCCGAGGATCAGGCGTACTGGCGGACGCTCGGGCTGATCGAAGCCGCACGCATGTCTGTCGACCACGCCGTCATGCGCAAGGAAGCCGAGGACGACGAATGACCTCGATCACGGTGATAACGCCGTGGCGGGACGCGCATGAACTGGCGCCCGCGTACTGGCGCGCGATCGAGGCCGGTATGATCGAGGGCGACCGGGTGATCGTGGTCGACAACGGCTCCGAACCGTCCGTCCGTGACGCGTACTTCGCGCGCACCGAGTCGGGGTTGCCGGCGTACGCGACTATCCTCCGTTCCCAGGTGAACCTCGGGTTCTCCCGGGCATGCAACGCAGCGTTCGAACGGGCAGGCACCGAAGCTGTCTTGTTCTTGAACAACGACGTGGTGATGACCGACCCCGGCTGGCTCAACGCCATCCGTGGCGTTCTTCGCCCGGGGGTTCTCGTCGGCGCGCGGCTCCGGTCAGACCCGCACACCGTTGTCGACGGCCAGAACATCCCGTACCTCGATGGCTGGTGCGTCGCCGCGTACGGCCGCACCTGGCTGAAGGTGGGCGGCTGGTCGGAGGAGATGGAAGAGCCCGCCTACTACGGCGACAACGAGCTCGCCGTCCGTGCCGCCCGCATCGGTGTCCGCCTCCTCGAGGCGCCGGTCGGACTCAGGCACCTGGAGAACTACACGTCCCGCCGTATGCAGTTCGCGGAGGTCGCGGCCCGGAATCGCGAGCGGTACGTCGCCGCTGTCCGCGCGGCACGGGTCGCAGCGTGACCGGCACCATGCTTATCACCGGCGCCGCCGGCGCGGTCGGCGCAGCGGTGACCGACCGGCTCGCGCGCGACCCTGGCTGGACAGTGATCGAGACCGACGTCGACACGCTCGACGTCACCAACCACGTTCAGGTGTTCGACGCCATGGAGCAGTGGCGGCCCACGATTGTGCTGCATCTCGCCGGGCAAAAGCATGCGCCGCAAGGCGAAATCCAGGTGCGCGAGACGCTCGCCGTGAACACGGAAGGCACCCGCAACGTCCTGCATGCCGCCAGGATCTTCAACACACGGGTCGTGACAGCATCCACATGCAAGGCATGCGACCCCGAAACCGTGTACGGCGCCACCAAGCTCGTGGCCGAGCGGCTCACCTTGAACGCGGGCGGCGTCGTGATCCGATTCCACAACATCCCCGAGGCCGGCGGCAACGTCCTGCGCATCTGGGAAAGCCTGCCCGCCGACCAGCCGCTGCCGGTCTGCGACGCCTACCGGTACTTCCTTCCCATGGAACGTGCCGTCGACCTGGCCGTCCATGCCGCCGAGTTGCCGGGGTCCGCCCGGTACATGGCCGACCCCGGCAACCCAGTCTGGATCCCCGCCCTGGCCGAACAGCTTTACCCCGGCCGGCCCCAGCAGCGGATCCCGCTACGGCGGGGCGACCGGCACCGCGAACCATTGCATGCCGCCTGCGAAACCCTGCACCAGCACGGCGATCTGTTCCGCATCGTCTCGCCGTATGACCCGCCCGCGCTCGTCGAGCAGATCGCCGCGTGAGAGTCCTCGTGTATGGGGCGGGCGGCCCGGCGGGCGTGAACGTTTGCCGCGCCCTCGCGGCCGCCGGCCACGACGTGATCGGCCTCGACGGCAATGCAGCCCATCTCGTCTGGGCCGAACCGTACTGCTCTGAGATGTTCGTCGAGTCGATGCCGAGACCCCGCGCGCTCAAGGAGATCGAGCCGGACGCGATCGTCGCGCAGCCCGAGCAGGCGGTGCGCTGCCTCTCCGAATGGCAGAACCAGATTCCCGGCCTCGCGATGCCGAGGTTCGAGACCGTCAAGGCGTGCGACGACAAGCAGGTCACCGGCGCGATCTGGGCCGCCGCCGGGCTCAAGCGGCAGCAGCCCTACGGGTTCATACCAAGCGTGACCGAGCCTATCCCTGACCACCTGCACCTCGCCGCCGACCGGTTCGGCCTCCCCTTCTGGCTCCGCGCCACCACCGGCGCCGGGGCGCGCGGCGCCACGCTCGTCGAGAGCATCGCGGCCGGATACCACTGGATCCGCTACTGGCAAACCCGCGGCGTTCAATGGGACTGGATCGCCGACGAATACCTACCCGGCCGCGAGTTCTGCTGGACAAGCCTCTGGCAGCACGGCGAGCTCGTCGCCGCGTTCACCCGTGAGCGGCTCGAATGGATCTACCCGCACCTCGCCCCATCCGGCCGAACCGGCACCCCCGCCATCGCACAGATCGTCCACGACCCCGACGTCACCAGGGTCGCGCGCGCCGCGGTGCTCGCCGTCGACAACGAGCCGCACGGGATCATGGCCGTCGACCTCGTCCAAGACACCCACGGCATCGCACGCCCCACCGAGATCAACGCCGGCAGGTGGCCCACCACATCGCCGCTCTATTCCGAGCTCGGCGTCAACCTGCCCGATCTCCACGTTCGCATCGCCGCCGGCGAACACCTCTGCCCGGTCGGCGACGACATCTATCCCGCCGGCATCACGCTCTCCCGGCACATCGACTGCGGCCACGTGTTCACGAACGTCCCGGTCGTCGCGTGAGGCTCAATGTCGGCAGCGGATGGTTCCCGCTCGAAGGCTGGACGAACATTGACCAGCATGCCCCCGCCGACATCCAAGGCGACTTCCGCAACATGACCTTCCGCGACGTCGACGAGATCAACGCGTCCCATCTCCTCGAGCACGTCTCATGGCGCGAAACCGGCCAGGTGCTGTCGCTCCTCCGCAGTTGGCTGCGCGATGGCGGCAAGCTCACCGTCGAGGTCCCCGACATGCAAACGATCATGCGGCAAGGCCCCTCCGGCGACCTCTGGCTCCCCTATGTGTACGGATCGCACGAACACGACGGCGAGCATCACAAGGCCGGGTTCACCAAGGCCTCGCTCGATGACGCGCTCCGCCAGGCCCGCTACCGCGACGTCACCGCTCGACGGTTCCCGTCAGCGAACCCGGTCCGTGAAGGCATGCCGTGTGTGGAGGCGGTCGCGTACCGGTGACCGTCGCGGTTCTCACGCCGGCCATCCCAGACAGGCTCGACGACCTGTCCGACTGCGTCCGCTCCGTCGCGGCCCAAACCACGCCGGTCGCGCAACATCTGATCCATCTCGACTACGAGCGGGCCGGCTGCGCCGAAGCACAAAACAGGCTGCTCGCCGCCTGCACCGCCGACTGGTTCACCCTGCTCGCGGATGATGACCGGCTGCTCCCCTACCACGTCGCAACCTTGCTCGAGCACACCGACAAGGCGGACATCGTGTACAGCCCGCCGCTCGTCGAGGGACGGCCCGGCTTCCACCCGTCCGCCGATCCGTTCGATGAGGCGAGACTGCGGGCAGGCAACTACATCGCGTCCACCTGCCTGATCCGCACCCGGCTCGCCAAGGAGCTCGACGGGTGGCGCACCGATGCGGCGCACGGGTTCGAGGACTGGGACTTCTGGCTCCGCGCCCTCGATCACGGCGCACGCTTCCAGCATGTGCCGAAACCCACCTGGGTGTACCGGTTCACAGGCTCCAACATGAGCCTCGGATGGGCACCGGACGCATGGGAAGGGCAATCCGCCGCCCGGGGCGTCGCTGGCCCGGAGAACATGGTTACAACCGTAGGGAGGGCCGTTGGCTGACCTGCCCCTCACCTCGGGCGAGCTCACACAGATGCGCGCCACCGTCGACTCCTATCTGGCCGGCACAGCGATCTTGTTGCAGCCGGCGTTCGTGTCGGACGGGCAGGGCGGCCAAACCGTCGGGTTCGCCGCCGCCGGCACCGTCGACGCGAGGTTGGCGCCGGAGATGCTGCGCGGACAGGAGGCAGCGTTGGCGGGCCGGGTCGCTGAACTGTCCTATTGGATCCTCACGCTTCCGGCGCACACGGTGGTCAACGAAACATGGCGGGTCGAGTACAACACGGTGACCTACGAGGTGGAAGAGGTCATGACCCGTGTTCCGGAGGAGCTCGGCCGCAGGGTCAGGCTCCGCGAAATCGACTGAGCAGGGAGGCCGGTATGCCGATCCAGGTGGTCTCGATCCCCGTCACCACCGACACCACAGGTGCCGGCACCGCCACCACGAGAACCGTGCGGGGCGAGATCGTCAAGCTCCGTGCCCCGCTCGCAGCCACCGCGATCACCGCCGCCGGCGGCACCACCGACTGGACGTTCGTCGACTCCCACAACGGATCCACCGTCCTCAGCCTGTCGAACACGAACGCCCCCTGGGAACGCCACCCCGGCATCGAGATCCACAACGCCAGCGGCGGCACCGCAGGCACCGCGCTGTGGCCCGGCTCGCCCGTCGGCGGCACCGTCACGATGACGGTCGCCTCCGGGCAGCCGTCCGTGTCCGGCACCGTGTTCCTCTACCTGCGCACCTGAGCTCTTGCCGCTGACGTTGTCGATCAAGCTGCGGCTCGACCAGGCCGCCGCCGAAATCCAGGCGCGCGCCGCCGCGCTCGCCGCCAAGGCAGCGCTGGACATCGAAGCCCGCGCCCGCGAGCTCGCCCCCGTCGACACCGGAGCTCTTCGCAACAGCATCCAGGCGTTCGAGGTCGACCGATTCCACTGGATCGTCACCTCGCCGGTCCACTACTCGGCGTTCCAGGAATACGGCACCTCGCGCATGGCGGCGCAGCCGTACATGACCCCGGCACTGGAAGCGGTCAGGCCGATAGTCGAGGCGCAAGCGAGGAGGCTCGCCCAATGAGCGACTTCCAGAACCAAACCGACAAGGCCATCTACACCGCGCTCGCCGCCAACACCACCCTCATCGGGCTGCTGGCTGGCGGCACCGCGGCCCCGAGCGTGTACCGGGCCGTCGCCCCGCAGAACACCGACCCGCCCTACGTTGTGTTCCAGCCCCAGTCACCGTCGACGCCGGTGTGGAAGATCGGCGGACTCGCCTGGGAGAACGCCCTGTACATGTGCAAGGCCGTCACCCTGTCCCCGTCCGCTGCCGTGGCCGGCACGATCGCCACCGAGATCATCGGCACCTTGGGCGGCACCGCCACCCCCACCATCAGCGGCTACTCGATCGTTGACTGGCGGCGCGTCCAGGACATCGACTATCCCGAAACCGGGCCCGCCGGCCAGGTGTACCAGCACCGCGGCGCCATCTTCCGCATCCAAGCCAACCCCGCCAGTTAGGAGGCAGCACCATGTCCGACCAAGGCAAGGCAGGCACCGCATCGGTGCTGATGGTCACCGCAGCAGGCGGCGCCACCCGCGGCACCGCCCTCTCGAACTTCCTCACCGACTACTCGGTCGGGAAGGCGAAGCCCGAGATCCGCACCACCACCTTGGGCAACACCGATGACACGTTCACCGGCGGGTTCCGGTCGCAGACGTTCGAGGCGAACGGTGTCTGGGAGCCGGCCGCGCACACGCTGATCACCGGCATGCTCAACGCCGGCACCGCGTCCCCCTCCCGTGACTACCCGCACGGCACCGCCAGCGGCGCCCTGTACGAGGACTTCGACCTGAAGATCCTCTCGTACGACGACCCCCGTGGCCGCGACGATGCCGTGTCGTTCCGGATCACCGGCCGGGTGCAGAACCTGACGCAGGGCACCGCATGACCGTCACCCCGGCCGACGTCGCGGCGGGATTGCCGGTCGCGACGCTCGACGACATCTTCGCCGCCGACGACGTCAAACAGGCCGATGTTGACGTTCCGGAATGGTCCGCCCGGGTTGTGGTCCGGGGCTTGTCGCGCAAGCAGGTGCTGGCCTGGTCGGACAGCGGCGACGACCTGTCCGAGGCGGACGCGCTGCTGCTGCACTATGGGCTCGTCGAGCCGGAGGTGACGGTGGAGCAGGCGCGCGAGCTGGTCGCGACCCGGTCGCATGCGGCGCTTGCCAGGGTGTTGCGGGAGGTGATGCGGCTCTCGGGAATCGGGATCGGGTTTCAGGGTGCGGGGGCAGACGGTTAGCTATCTGCGGGCACGGCAAATCATGTTCGCGACGGACGGGGTGCCGCCGGAGTTCATGTTGGCGGAGCGGTTCGGGTGGACGCTTGAGTACATCGCGGGGTTGCCGAACCGGACGTTTTTCGATCTCGTCGCGTACGTGCGTGTTGTGAACGAGGCGGCGCGTAACGCGGCCAAGGGGAGGTGACATCGTTGGACGGCGGCAGCGTCGATATTGATGTCACCGTTGACGCGGGCGGGGTGCGCCGCGGGATGCAGCAGGCCCGCGACGAGATCCGCCGCACACAGGCGGAGCTGCGCGGCATCCAGAAGCAGATCCAGACGATCGAGCAGCTGCGGTCCCGGGTGCCGGCTGATGTGTTCGGCCGGTCGTTTTACGCGAAGGATCTGGCGCAGTTGCGGGCGCAGCGGACGGAGTTGCAGGCGATCGTGAACGCGGAGCGGCAGGCGACCCAGGCGGCGCAGCAACGTTCGCGTGTGTTGGGCGGCATGCTTGGCCGTGGCGGGCTTCGGTCTGCCGGGGTGGCGGGCGCCGTGGGGATCGGCGCGTATCTGGTGGGCCAGAATCTGCAGCAGCTTGGTGGTGAGGGGTCGGCGGCGAGCAGGGCCGGCGGGTTCCTCTCGAATCTGGTGTCGGGGAACGTGGTTGGGGCGATCAGGTCGGCGCAGGAGCAGGTGAAGCTGACCGACGACCAGGTCAAGCAGCTCGGCACAACATCAACGAAAAGCAGCGCGGAGGTTGACCGGTTGGCGAAGGCGCTGACGGTGCTGGGGCAGGTTGATGCGGCCAGGTCGATCCGTGAGTTGCGCGCCGAGATCAACGCCACCAACAGCCTCAACTTCTACCAGCAGTCCTCGATCGGGTACGCCGGGGCGCCGGTGATGCCGAACGACCGCGGCGGCCTGCAAGGCGTCGGCGCCGCCCAAGCCGTCGTGCCCAGCGCGCCCGTCGTCAAGAAGGGCACGCTCAACCTGTGGCGCCGCCAGCAGACCGCGCTCGCCGCGACCACGCCGGGCACCGCGGACGACATCGCCGAGACCCGCAAGAACATCGCGTACCTGCAGCGGCTGACGAAAGACAAGACCATCGAGGGCCAATACCGCACGAACCTCTACACCGAGCTCCGCCAGCAGCAGCAGGCGTTGGCGGCGTTGACGGCGAAGCCGCCCACACCGGCGGCGAAGGAGCAGCCGTTGCTGCCGCCCGGCCTCGAGATGCAACTGGCGAAGGCCCGCACCACGCTGAACAAGACGAGCGATGACCTGGAGGTGCTCCGGAAGATCGACGCGTACCTGGGCCGGCGGATTGCGGCGACGAAGGACATCAACCGGAAGACCGCGCTGCTGAACCAGCAGGCCTCAACCAGGCAGGACATTCAGGCGATCGTGCAGGGCAACCAGCCGACGGTCAACACCACCACCATCCCCGTCAACCCGGCCGGGGTGCTGGGCGCGCTCGGGCAGGGGCCGTTCCTGACGTCGCCGGTCGCGCAATTCGCGCAACAGTACGGGTACCGGTTCCGTGCCCGCGACTACCTCCGCGACATCCGCCAGCAGGTGCAGGCCGGCGCCCGGCTCGACCGGAACCTCAACCTGCTCCGCAAACGCGGCCTCGGCGAAACCGCGATCAGCGAGCTCGCGGGCCAGGGGCTGGCCGGCGCCGACATGGCCGCCGAACTCGCCAAAGCCCCGAAAGCACTCATCCGCCAGTACTCGCGCGCGGTCGCCAACCGCGAAGAGGCCGCCGCGCGTGTGCAGGCGATGACCGCGACGATCGAGACGGCAACCATCGTTGTGCGCAACGGCCGCGTCGCCGGGATCGACCGGAACGGCGACGGGAAGCTGTCCGCGAAGGAAGCGACCGCGGCCGCGCTGCGGGGCGTCTGAATCGTGGCCGGCCTCGCCTCCGCGCTTTCCGTGACAAACGCCGACGGCGGCTCGTTCACGTTCACCGTCGCCGCGGACGCGAGCGGCGGCGGCGTCGCCGTCCAATCACTCGCCTGGAACCCGATCGTCACGACGACGAGGCAGCCGAAAGGCGACCAGTCCGGCCTGTTCGACACGTTCGCGTATGTGCAGGGCATGGTGATCGAAGCGTCTGGTGTCATCAACGGCAGCGACGGTGCCGACTATTGGGCCCGCCGCGCGCAGCTGGCCGCCGCCGTCCAGCCCGCCGCCGGCGCGCAGTCCGACTACGACCATGGCACCGTGTTCGCGACGTTCGGCGGCACCGCCTATCGGGCCGGCGTCACGCTCGAGCAGTGGGCGGCCCCGCTGGACCTCACCGGTGACCACACCGCCCCCTACACGATCCAGTGGCTGAACCGTGGCGGCTACTGGGTGCGGGTCTCGGACAGCAGCCAGGTGCGGCTGTGACCGGCATCAGGTTCGAGGTCGAACATGTCGAGCATGACGGCAACCTGATCTCCACGCACACCCCGGTCGGCGGCACGCTCAGGTGGATGAACCGCAACCAGGACTATGGGTGGCTGCAATACGAGATCGCCTACAGGGACCCGGAAGTGACGACGGACGGGTGGGCGGCGAAACGCACCGACGTCGGACTGTGGCTCGTGACCGAACCGGACGGCAACCGGGTCCGGGTCTGGGCCGGGTTGCATGATGCGGCGAATCTGCGGCTCACCGATCGCGGCACCATTCTCGTTTCCGCGAAATCGTGGCTGTGGTGGGCCGACCAGCCCTATCCGTTTCCCGCCTATGAACAGACGTTGGCGACGATCCTTGCGTCCGGTGACGTGCCGGATCTGCGGTATAACGCGATCGACGGAGACACCGTCGACGACGTCATCGTCGCGCTCTTGGATCCGATCACGGACGGCACCGCCGAACAGGTCGAGCTTGTCCCGGACTTCCAGGGTGCCGCATTGGCCGAGCCCGTGTACTGGCGTGTCCCGTTCGGCGACTCCCAGACGATCCTCGGGCATCTGAAAGCGTTGGCGTCGATGTCGGACCCGTTCGGGTTCGACTTCTGGGACGACCCCGACAAGTACGTCAGGTTCGTCGGCCCGAGGCTGCGGAACCCGGCGGACGCGTTCGCGATCTATTCGCTGACGTCGCCCGACAATGGGATCGTCGAGATGGACTGGACGAACATGGGCCCGGCCGCGGTCAACACCGTCGCGATTGCGTCCGGGGCCGGCAACATGGGCCGCTGGTCACGCAAAACCTACGCGCCATCAGAGGCGCTCTATCGGGATTGGACGATCGTGCGGCCAATCAACCGGTACTCGCAATCGCTCACCGATGAGGACGGAGTTGGCTCGTTCGCGGACGGTGGCGGCTACCAAGACCGGTTCCCGCAGAAACGGCTGCTGCTCACGATCAAGCCCGACATCGTCGACCCGTCCGATCCGACCGCGATGTTCTACAGCCAGGTCGCTGAAACAATCGACGTCGACTACACGTTCCCCGTCTACCACAGGGTCGACGCGCTCTTCTACATCGTCGCGCAAGAGTTCTGGGGCGACGGCGCCGGCAACTACTTCTGCAACCTCTCCCTCGACCAGGTGTACACGTAGGCCATGCCGCAGCCTCTGCCGCCGCAAACCGACGAGCCCTACCGGAAGCTGCAAGGGCAGCTGCGCGACCACGAAACACGGCTTGCGCTGCTCGAGGGCCGGCGGCTGCTCGACCTGCCGCGCGGCATACCGGAGAAGGTGCCGGCGCCGGGGGAGGGGGAGGTGCTGGTTGAGGCGTCGTCGACGACGCCTCGCGGCTGGTATTACGCGAACGGGGAGTGGCGGCCGTTGTCGCCGCCGGCGTTCACGTTCAAGGTGTTCGCCGACCCGGGCGCGCTCGACGGAAACCTGCCTACCAGCGCCAGGGTCGTGACCACAGGCGACGGCAAAGTCCAATGGGACATTCCCCTCACAATGGATGGGCTCGACCTCGTCTGGGTCGGCGCATCCGTCAGCGTCGTCTCGAGCTCCGGCGCGATCCAGGTGCAAATCCATAACACCACCTCGGCCGTGGACGTGCTGTCGACCCCGATCAGCATCGACAGCGGCGAGTTCACCGACAGGACCGCCGCCACAGCATGGGTGATTGACGCGGACAACGCGGCCGCGGTCGACGGCCACATGTGGCGCATCGACGTTGACGCGGCCGGCACCAACGCGGAAGGGCTCGTCGTTCACCTCGACTATGGCCGCGCCAGCTGAATGCTGCTGTTCTGCGACAGCTTCGATCACTACTCCCTTCTGTCAACGAAGGGGTATGGCACGACCGGCAACGCGGGACTCACGTCGGGCGCGGGCCGCTACCGTGACGCGTGCTACACACAGACGACGAGCGTCTCCGGGAACGGCGGCGAGATCCGCCGGCTAGTGCCGAACTCGGAAGTGATTGTCGGCGGCGCGGTCAAGGTCGATGACCTCCGGGCATTCCGCTGGGACTTCCGCGAGGGCAGCACCGTCCATGTGTCCGTGACGATAAACGCTAGTGGCAACATCGAAGTCCGGCGCGGCTCGGGCGGCACGCTTCTCGGCACCGGCACCGCCACGCTTGTGATCAACACCTACGTGTATGTCGAAGCGCGCGTGCTCGTCGACAACACCGCCGGTATAGCCGAGATCCGCGTGAACGGTGTCCAGGACGTGCTCGTCACCGGCGCCGACACCGCGAACGGCGGCACCGCCGCCCTCGACAGATGGGCGCATGTGACCGACTATCTTGGCGCGCTCGTCCCGTCCGCATCCTCGTACCTTGACGACCTCGTGATCGTTAGCGGCAGCTCGTTCTTCGGAGACGCGCGCGTTGAGGCGCTCATCCCGAACGGCAACGGCAACTCGAGCCAATGGGTCGGGTCGGATGGAAACTCGACCGACAACTACCAGCTCGTCGACGAACTGCCCGCCGACGCCGACACCACCTACGTGCAATCGAGCACGATTGGTGACAAAGACACGTACGCGTGCTCGGACCTGAAGTCGACGACCGGGCAGGTGTTCGCGGTGCAAACAAGCATGTATGCGAAGACGGACGCCGCGAGGACTATCGCCGCCGTGGCCCGGTCAGGCACGACCGAGGACACCGCGGCAGCATACGCGCTCAACGGGTTCTATGAGTACGTCCTCAGCGTGTTCGAGCAGGATCCCGCGACCAGCGGCGACTGGACGATCGACGCGATCAACGCCGCCGAGTTCGGCATGAAGGTGACCGCGTAACCGATGGCATACGGCCGTGTCAGCCAGGTTCGAGTCGAGGTCGTTTCCGAGAACGTGTATGTGCCGCCCCGCGCGACCTGGCGGGCCGGCACGATCACCGTTCCCGGGTCAACCGGTTCCGGGTCCGTCACAGGCCTCGGCGGCACCCCGAAAGCCGTGCTGTTCTACGGCACGAACTGGACGACCGAGGACAGTGCCGTTACGACATCCGGGCTGGGCGTGTTCCGCGGCATGGCCGGCCCGAAGTACGACGACGACAGCCTGATCCAGAACGCCGCGTTCGTGTCGCCGCCGGGTGACCAGCACGCGATCGACAACTATGCGATTCTCGCGCTCACCACCGCCGGAACCGCGACCGTCCTCTACCGCGCCGAAGTCGACTCGTTCGACGCGGACGGATTCTCCTATACGTTCGACACGGCAGCGTCCGGCGGCTACAAAGTCGTCTATCTCGCGCTGATGGACGACGGCACCGGCCTCCAGGTCGGCTCGTATATCGGGACAACGAGTGTGTCGTCGTTCGCGATGGGGTTCAAAGCCGGCGCGAGCCTTCACCATGGCGCGTGGAGCGGCCCGGTCGCATCCGGCAACGATCGCACGCAGGAATGGTATGGCGGCGGCGCCTACCCTGGCACGTCGTATGGCGGCTGGGAAGCCGCGTTCCTCGCCGCGCATTGCTTCCCGACGTCGAGTTCCGGGCAGACATACAACGAGATCAACGCGAACCAGACGCCCGCGACGCTATCAGCGACCGGCGTCCACTTCGTCGGGCCGTTCCTCACCATCTCCAACCTGTACATCTACCCGGCCGGCACCTACCTCGACGAGTTCTCATGGAACGGCGACAGTAACGATGGCGGCATGCTGGTCGCATGGGACGACCCGGACTCAACCACCGGGTTCGCGACGCCAGCAGCGGCAGCGGCCGGAACCGCGACCGTGTCCGGGCTCTCGTTCGAGCCGGGGCTGCTTCTGGGCTACTCGATCAGCGACGAGACTATCGGCGCGGACACCGGAGGCAAAGGCGCCGCCGGGTTCTTCGTCGTCACCCCGGACTTCCAGTGGTGCGCGCTCGTTGACGGCACTTCGAGCGCGGGCGCGTTCCAGTCGTTCCAGCGCGGCTTCTGCGACGTCGTCAACGGCACCGACCTGCATGCGGGCACCGTCGCGCTGACCGCCGACGGGTTCGTGATGACCACCGCCGAAGACGACGTCACGCAGAAAGCGGTCGCATGGCAGGCGTTCGGCCACCCCGTCGCCGCGCCGTGGATCCCGCAGCAGTGGCGACGCATCGCCGCCTAACCGGCCGACCGACCGAACCTCCTCTGCCCTCTCTTCTCGATCCCGCCCTGGGAGGCCCACCCATGCCCACCGTCAAAGACGGCAACGACGCGAAGGTGCAACTGCACCGCTCCCCCGAAGAGAAAACACGACGCACCATCGTGCAAATGGGCATGCGATACCACAAATACCGGCAACGGATCCGGTACTCCCAAGCCCGGCCCACCCAGCTCCGCTGGCCGAAGTTCACAACCCGGCTCGACTGCTCAGGCCTGGTCGCCGCCTGCATGCACCACGCCAAAGTCCTCCCCTCCGTCGACTGGCGCTGGACAAACACCTGGATCCAGATCAAGCTCGGCCGGCCCGTCACCCTCAAACAAGCCAAGCCCGGCGACATCGTCTTCTACGGCACAAGCGTCTCCAACCCCACGCATGAGGCGCTGTACCTCGGCAACGGCAAAGTCCTGTCGAACGGCCACTATCCGATGGGCATCTACCCCGTCGACTACCGGCCAGACCGGGTCGCGATCCGGTCGCTCGTCGGGCCCGGAGCCAGAGCCTGATGGGCGAAATCCACGACCGGCTCGCCGCGCTCACCAAAACCGGGCCATACAAGACCTGGGCTGCCGTGTCCCGCACCGACGCCCGCAAGGTCGAGCTCGAGCTTGCTGGCCAACGCCGCCCCACAGCCGGCAGCGCCTACGCACGCGAACTGATCGGCCTCGCCCGCCTCGACCCGCCCGGCGTGGCCCCGCCAACCCCAACAGTCGCCAGCGTATGGCGCCGCGACGGCGTGTTCGTGCGCGTGCTGTCCAACTTCCACGGCGACCTCCGCACCGCAGCCCGCCAAGCCAGATTCTCATGGGTCGCGATCCAACTCGACCATTCCCCCTATGCGGCGGCGAACGAAGCAGAGCTCGGCGCGATCGGCACCTCGCTGCGCGGCCAAGGCTGGACACTCGAAGGCTGGGCCACCGCCGGCCAAGGCACAGACCCGGCCACCGACGCCCACCGGCACGCCGCCATCGTCCGCCGGCTCGGCCTCACAGGCTGGATCGCCAACCTCGAGCTATGGGCCGAAGCCACCGACATCTGGAAGAGCGGCAGCTATCTCCGCGCCTGGAACGACGCCGGCGCCCCCTGCCCGCTCGCCGTGTCATGCATGAGCTCCACCACACCGAACTGGGCCCGCAACTTCGACTACCCATCCTGGCTCGCCCAGGCCGGCGCCGCCGTCATGCCCCAGGTGTACGGCGCATCCAACGCCGCATACACCGTCGCCAACGGTGTCGTAACGATGAGCAAAGGCGGCGTCCCCATGGACAGGCTCGCGCTCACGTTCGACATCATCGGCGGCAACGGCCCCTTCGCCGACTACAAGACCTGGCCGGGCCCTCGCAGCGTCTACGCCGGCGAAGACACCACCGTCGCCACCTGGAAGCAGCTCGCCCGGTGACGATCCTCGCGTCGGTCGCGTTCGGGCTCGAGCTCACCGAATGGCTCGTCATCGGCGGCGCCTGCTACGGCATCGCGGAACTCGCCGGCCTGTCCAGGTCCGCCCGCACGATCCGCCGCGAAAACGCCGACCTCCGACACGCAAACCAAACGTTGGAGAAGGAGGTCGCGAAGCTCGACGCCGAAGTCAAACGCCTCGACTCTGAAGTGAAACGCCTCGAAGCGTCCGACCAGAAAGCCGTGCTGGCCGCGATCACCGCGCACGACGAGGCGATGGCCAGATTCGCCGAAACGCTCGCCGGCCGCGCCGACGAGCATGAACGGCAGGCACAAACCCGGCGCGGCGAACAGAAAGCCGAACACGCCGAAGCGATGACGGTCTTCCACGCGATACGCAAAGCCCTCGAGAAAGGAGCAGCACCATGACGTTCACCCGTGACGCAGTCGAACGGGTCATCCGCACGGTCATCCAGGCCGCCCTCGCCGCAGTCCTCGCAGTCTGGGTGTCCGCCGGCTCGTTCAACGACATCGACTGGAACACCGTCTGGCAGGTCGCCCTCTATGCGGGCGGGCTCGCGCTGCTGACCGCGCTCGCGGCCGGCAAGACCGGATCCAGCGACAACGCGTCCTTCCAGAAGCCATCCGACGAGTAACCACTTGTGCGATGGACTCGCCCGAGCCGTCGGACGAGCAGCTCGAAGTCCTCCGCCGCCGCTACACCGAGGCACGCAGAGCCGGCATGACACTCGTCGAAGCCCGCCTGTTCGCGGAATCCGACCGTGACGTCGGCGAGCTCCGGCAGCTCATCAAGGGCGGCGCCACACCCGACCAGATCCGCCGCATCATCCTCTGAAACCCACTCGCGCGCCCCGCGTCTCCCACCACCCCGGGAGACGCGGGGTCCCCTTCAGGCTGCCCGTAACTCGGTAATCGCGGTTCCCAACGCGGCGTCGAGGGCCGGACTCGCAGGCCCAGCGACCTTCACATCCGTGGAGCCGCCGTTCTCCGACGCCATCACTGTCACGGTGCGCGTCTCCCGTGCGAACACGACGGGCAGCCCCAAGGGGAGGATGATTACCCAGATGATCGGGCTCTTGGATGGCGCGAACTGGTAGGCGATGAGGATCACCAGAGCCACCGCGGCGAGCAGGAGCGCCCACGGGGCAACGACCTTTTTCGTGATCGCCGCGGTGTTAGGCGTCGTCATTGCCCAGTGATGGCCCTGAACCGGGGCGACCTTCTCCGCGAATGTCGCGAACACGGTCTCCGGTGGGTGCCCGGTCGTGAAGTCAAGCTCGAGGTGCGTGCAGGCCATCGCCTATCTCCTTGCCAGATGGAATATGGTGGCTCGCGGCGGCTGGTCTCGCAGCACCGGCCGCCTGAATGTGAGATGGTCGCCGTGCTGTCAGTCGTTCGGATCCGCGCTGGGGAGGGGTCTTAGTGTTGCTGCGGATCGAGAACGAGCGCGATCGTGCTGCGCTTGAACAGATATTGCGAGCCATCAGCGTGTTCCTTCGCGAGGTTGAGGCTCTCGCTGACGAAGACGAGCGAGAAGGATCTCGACGTCCCCGCTGCGTGGCCGTGCAGACGGCGCATCTCCGAGTGGTCCGAGGAGAAGACGGAGATCACTGACGAGGGGATCGTCGACCAGCAGGCCGAGGCTGTCGAGGAGCCTGAAGGTCATCGCGAATTTGGGTCCAGCGCCGTTGGCCCACTTCCCGACCATTCGGACCTCGTCGGCCGTCTTTAGACCAACGCGCTCGGCGTACTGCTTCACGTTGTCGACGTCCGGCGTTCGCGCGACCGCGGTCTGAATCAGGAGTTTCGCCGCCGCGGTCTCTTCCTCAGTCTTCGCCATAGACGCAAGCCTGCAAGGCCTCGCCCTTGAAGGCAACGGCTGGAAGGGCTTGACTCTATAGCCTTGACTTTTTAGGCCAGACGTTCTAGGCTCTTGGCATGCAGACCGTGACTCTCGGTGATCGGATCCGCGAAGCCCGAGGCAGGCTGACGCAAGACGAACTCGCCGAGCGCATACGTCGGAAGAAACCAAAGCTCAAACTGACCGGCGTGCGGATCTCCCGTTACGAGCGGGACGTCCAATCCCCACGTCTCTCTGTTCTCGTTGCGATCGCAGAGGAGACGGGTAAGTCGCTCGACTTCTTCCGCGTCGAGGACGACACCGCGCGCGAATCGTCCTCTGACGAAGAGGACGAGGAGGACTCCGCCGCGATGTTCCGGGCCGCCTATCACTTGGAGCGCACCGGCGAATACGCGCTCGCCGACGACCTCCGGGCGCGCGCGCGCCGCGCAAAGTTCAAGTCAAAGCGCGAGGAGCAGCGGGCGTGAACGTGGTCGTCTCGGCGCTCTCTAAGGACGAGGCCCGGTCGCTCACCGATGAGGTCAAGCACGACGCCGAGCGCCTGTGGCGGAAGCTCGTCGAACTGTACGACGGCGGCGCGCATCGGGCGCTCGGCTACTCGTCGTGGGGCGCGTACTTCAAGGCCGAGTTCGGCGGGTCGCAAAGCCGCGGCTACCAACTGCTCGACGCGGGTCGCGCGCTCGAGCTTGTCGCCCAGTCCACAACTGTGGACTCGCTTCCTCGCAATGAGGCGCAGGCGCGCGAGCTTGCGCCGCTGCTCGACCGACCCGACGAGCTTCGGGAGGCGTGGGCAGATGCGTCCGCCAATGGCGAGCCGACCGCGCTCAAGGTACGAGAGGCCGTGCAGCGCGTCCTCCCGCCCGTGAGCGAGGAGGCACGCGAGAAGCAGCGGCGTTGGGCGGCCACGATGAACGTGCTCGACGGTCTCGCGCACTTCGATCGGCCCGCGTCGCGCGACCAAGCCGACGCCGAAGCCGCGCTGCTCGACCCGACGGCCGCCGCCACGCGCGGCCAATCGATCACACCAGCCCGCCTCCGGGCGGCATCTGTTTGGGCGGCGCTGCTTGCAGACGCCCTCGAAAGGAGAACGTCTTGAGCACCCTTGCCGTTGCCCGGCGCGAGATCGCCCAGACACTCGAACTGCTCGTCATCGACCGGTCGCGGATCGGCGAGTTCGACTGGGAAGACCTCGTCCCCGACGTCGCCCGCGAACTGAAAAAGGCCGGCGCCGACGATCTGATGCTCGCGAACGAAGTCTGGCTGGACGTCGCACGTCGACTCACCCGCGATTTCATCCGCTCACGCTCTCCGTCCATCCCGAGTGACACCGCACAACTCGCGCTTTTTTACGAGCCTGACGCGCTGCTGACGCTCGGAGGACGGGAAGTCATCGCAATGCGCGACGCGGAAGCCGTCCATCTCGAACGTCATCGGACCGTGCTCACGAACAACTTCCAGGCGCAATCGGTCGCCTACTTCGCGTGGGTCGGCTACATCGATGATCGCCTCCCGAGGCTTCGTGAGTCAGGTGGCACGCTCGCGCAGATCGAGGAACTTGGCTCGTGAGCCAGTGTGCAGCGATCCTCGAGGTGCTCGCGGACGGCGAGTGGCACACGGTGGCGGACATTCACCGGCGGGCCGGCTACTCGCGGCTCAACTCCCGGGTCTCCGAACTCAGGGATCGCGGCCATGTGATCGACCACGACACCGTGCCCGCCACCACGAACGTGGAACGCCATCGCTACCGGCTGGCCGTCGGGTTGGACGCTCCGCAGGCAGCTCCTGTCGGGGCTGACGGCGACCTGCGGAGCGTCGAGCCCGCCATGGCCGCCGACCCCGACTCCCCCCCGGTGGCAGGCGGGCTCGACCTTCAACTCGCGCTCGACGGGGTGGCCGCGTGAGCCGGTTGCACGACTCAGAGCTCGCGGACACGCTCGCCGCCGCCCGCCGAGGCCGCGACGCGCGAGCAGAGCTGGCCGGCGCCACCCGAACCCATGCGGACCGGTCGTCCGCACGGTGGCGACGTGTCCGCGCGAGCCTGTGCGAACACCACGGGCTCGGCAAACACTTCTCTCTAGACGAGTACGCCGACCAAGTTTGGTCAGCGGTCAGCAACAGGACGGCCCCGGCCGCAGATCCTGGACGGACTCTGCGCGGCCGGGGCCAGGAAGGAGCCTAACCGATGTTCACCACACAGCAGGTGATCGTCGCGCTCACCGTCGGACTGGCGGTCGGCACGGTCGTGGGGGCGGTGGCGGTCGAGGTCGTTCGCGTCGGCCCGGAACGGGCGCGGCGGATGCTGGCGGAACGGCGGGCCAGGGAGCAGGCGTTCCGGGCGGGCCAGGCGTCGCAGCAGGCGGCCGCGTTCTCGCTGCTGCTCAGGATCGCGACGAACGGCAAGGCCGTCAGGGACGGGCATCTGGGGTCGCGGCGCGCCCCCACTGGTGATGAGCCGACGTTGAGGGTCGTCTGATGGCCACCGTTGAAACAAGCAGCGTGTCGCGGGAGACGCTGGTCGATCGGTTCGACGAGTTCGTCCGCGACGGCACCGGTGTCGCGCTGCTCGTCATCGACGAGCTTGGCGACGCCGACTTCGCCGACGCGCCCGGGATGGTCGGGCCGTCGTGGGTGAAGAAGGAGCGGGTGTCGGACCTGTTGACGGTCGAGTACCGGAGGGCACGATGAGCAACACCGAGATTGTGACACGGACGCCGCAGCAGGAGCTTGTGGCGCAGATCCGCGGCGAGCAGTTCTCGCAGCAAGTCGCGCTCGCGCTCCCCGAGGGGATCCCTGCGCACCGGTTCGTACGCGCGACCGTGACGGCGCTGATGCAGAACCCGGATCTCGTGAAGGCGGAGACGGACTCGCTGTTCACGTCGCTGATCCGTTGCGCGCAGATCGGGCTGATGCCCGACGGTCGCGAGGCAGCGATCGTGATGTTCGGCAGCAAGGCGACGGCGATGCCGATGGTCGGCGGGTACCGGAAGATCGCGGCTGAGCACGGCTGGTCGATCCGCGCGAGCGTCGTATTTGCGAATGACGAGTTCGACCACGTGCAGGGGATGACCGAGACGGTGAGGCATCTGCCGGTCAGGCCCGGCCAGGCCCGGGGCGACCGGGTCGCGGTGTACGCGGTCGGCACCCACCGGGACGGCCGCAAAGAGGTCGCCGTGCTGTACGCGGACGACGTCGAGAAGGTGCGGCGGTCGTCGCGGTCGAAGGATTCGGGGCCATGGCGTGACTGGACGGAGCGGATGTGGGAGAAGACCGCTGCGCGCAGGCTGTTCCAGATCCTGCCGTTGGACCATGCCGATCGGCGGGTGGCCAACGCGCTGAATGCGGAGGAGCTCGAGCCGGTGGAGGCGGCCGGAATGCTGTATGGCCCGTCCGCGCCCGCGTCTGCTGCGTTGCCGCCTGCGCGTGAGCCGATCGAGGGTGAGATCACGAACGGCGTCCACACAGGTACCCCGCGGGAACCGGGGGACACCACCACGGAAGCGGGTGGTGGTCAGCAGGGGGCGGCGGCCCCGGAGAGTGCCGACGAGGCCGCCGCCGCTCCTGATCCTGCGGATGATCCGGAGCCGCAGCTTGAGCTTCCCGCCGAGCCGGCGGCGAAAGCGCCGACGATCGCGCAGGCCCGCAAGGTCGTCCTGACATGGGGCGTGAACAAGGGCAAGACGCTCGGGGAAGCAGCCGGCGCCGACGGTGCCGTGACATACATGAGCTGGGCGATCCGTAACCTCGGCCGGTTCGAGCCTGATGCCGCCGCCGCGCTGCTCGTCGTGTGCAAGCACGATGTTCCCGACGCGTACGCCGTTTTCGAGGAACGCGAAGCGAAGGCGGCCCGGTCGTGAGCGCCCTGGAGGACGTTCGGCGCGAGACGGAGCGGGGCGGGTCGGTGAAGCTCGTCCTGAACGCGAAGCGCGAGGTGCAGATCGAAGTGAAGAGCTATGTGGAGGACGAGCCCGGGTCGCTCGAACACGCGTCGGTGGAGGCGCAGCGGGTGTTCGACGCGTTGGTCGTCAAGTACCACGGCGGGGGCGGGTCGTGACGCTCACGGATCGGCAGGCAGACGTGCTCGGCCTTCTAGCCAGGGGTCTGACCGCGCGGCGGGCGGGGGAGCTGCTCGGGATCGATGAGCAGACGGTGAAGGGCCATGCGAAGGATGCGCGGCGTCGTCTTGAGGCGCGGTCGACGGCGCATGCGGTCGCGATCGCGTTGCGGGAAGGGCTGATCGTCGGATGACCGCCGCGCAGTCCGAGACGTTGGGGATGCTGGCGCGGCAGGACACTGCGCAGCCGACATGGGTGGTCGCCGTGTGTGTGGGCCGTGACGTTAGGGCGGCGGGGAAGACGCTGCATGCGCTGTTCCGCCGGTCGTTGGTGACGGTGGATGACGCGGGACGCTGGCTGCT